CCAAGTAACAACCAGATCCTCCCTGCCATCGTTGTTGACGTCGATGTTGGTCATATCCACGGCGCCATAATTCCGCTCGCGCCCCAGCCCCAGATTTGGTCTGGCCAGCGTTTGTGTTTCAACGAACACCCCGTTTTTCTGGGCCAGGACCGCGAGGTCGCCCATGGGTGTATTTGGGTCTTGCCATCGATACGCACCCGCAACCAAACCATAGGAAGAACCCAATCGAATAAAGGTGGTGCCAGATGCAAAGAATGTGCCATTATTAAATTTTGCTGGCACTAGATCTTCTCGAGTGGTGAAATGACCCTGCCCGTCATTAACCAGAATACGCAGATGGTTAAACGATGCAATGACTGCATCCAACTTGCCATCACCATTGAAATCTGCCGATGCACCAATATGATTGAATGTTACGGAGTTATTCCCCGCCACCAAAAAATCGCTGGTTGGTATGGCTTTTAGTCCCGAACCCGTTCCCACGTAGAATTTCGGCTGACTGTATTCGAACGCCAAGTTGTTTCTATTGTCCAGCTCAAATCCCTGATCCATCATCAGATAGTCAGTTATGCCATCGCCAGTGAAATCCCCAGGAACAGCATCACGGAAAAACTGGAAACTGCTGGGACCTGACACCAGATCAGGGCGAGCAGAAAAAACCCCCTTGGAATTGGACCAGACCAAGGGCTGCAACTCAGGGTAAACGGTGTAATTCGAAGGAAAAGTAACTAGATCAGTGAAACCGTTGCCATCAATGTCAGCAATAATCGTGGCATTGGGTTTGCCATAGGCATACGTCAGGGAATTGGCTTCATTCAAATACTGCGCCGAGGTGTAAGAGGTCTTTAACATTTTATTTCCTTGACAACTGTTCAAAGACAGATAAATTTATAAGATATTTAACAACGGGCGGTCATGAAAAATCAAACCATATTATACTATGGGCCAGTAAATTTGTCAAATCCCATGTTTGTGTGGCTCCGGAGGAGGGAATCGAACCCCCACTTGCGGTTTTGGAGACCGCAGCACTGCCATTATACTACTCCGGAATAAATTTTCTATCAATCCATACCTGATTCAGAAATCGTTGCCATCAAAATAATAATTTTTTATCAAGACAATATGTTAAAAGATTTTACCTGCGATGCTCCACCTAATGGATCCTGGTTCAACGCCCTCAACAGAATGCACTGAATCTGCTTTAAAAATATGCCATTGATTACACGGTATTAAATATTCGCCCAACAAAGTACGACAATCATCCGACCAAAATCGAGTATATACCTTTTCCCCGCCAGATTGTAACAAATATATAAATTTTGTTTTAGTTCCGGTGTCTTTATGCTTACTCACATCACCTGTCATAATTTGCAGTGCAAAATACATGTCTTGACATATATTCTCTTTTCCCCACCTATCAATTTCTGTGTTGAACTCGTCGGACCAATTATATGTGCCACCATACGAAAGTTTTCGCGTGTAAGCATTAACATCTCTTGGAATTGAATCCACAATCGTCTGTGGAATTTCTGGAAGTTTGATGAACTGAATGTAACGCTGTTTGTGCATAATTAAAATAGTGCCTGAAATCGAACCAGGAACCCCCGCCTTATCAAGACGGTGCTCTAACCTGCTGAGCTATCGAGGCCAGACTTTGTAGTTATATTTACTAAATATTTGTTTGCGGAGCACAAATATGTCACACTGGGGATATCATCTGACTCTGGACTGTCATGATTGCCATCGTGCGTTGATCAAAGAACGCATAAATGTTCAGAATTTCATTAAAGAGTTAGTCAATCGAATAGACATGCAGCCCATTGGCGAACCCTGGATCGAATACACTGCTGCAGATATTCCCGACAAGGCCGGATTCACAGCAGTGCAAATTATTGTTACCAGCAGCATTGTGGCACACTTTATCGACAGTACCGGCGACATCTACTTGGATGTTTTCAGTTGCAAAGAATTTAAAATCAGCACTGTCAAAGAGGTGGTCCAGGAATATTTCAAACCTCAAAACATGCGTATGAATTTCCTGACACGTCAGGCAGGTTAAAAAATATTATTCCGACAAACCAAAAAAATATAAAAGAATCTGTTACATCATATAAAAAATTTTAAACTCGGGTATTCACGTGACCCCCAGGGGGACACTGTTGTTAATTTAAAAACGCAAGATTGTACAATTTTTCACCCAACAAAGTTCTTAGAACTTTGGCCCAGGATTGCGTAAAATATTCATCATGTTGTGACACACACATATCAATGGGCTTAATCTTGGGATATTTTTTAGACATTTCTAAAATTACCATGGAAAAAAGACTATTTTGATACCCCATGCTCTTTATACTGGAAAACATTTCAATTTTTTCTTTAGTGGTTGATTCTTCTAACAATTTATTAAAGATTCTTGAAGACATCTCAAAATGTGTATACTCATCATCAAGAATTTCAGTGAATAAATCATTAATTACAGTGTTGCTACCAAACTTTCTCCAGGTATCTATCAGTACTTGTGCATACAACTCAGTAAAAGTAATAATAGCTATGATTTTCTTGATGTCCATGACCGATTCTTTGGAAAATTTTTCCAAAAAAGATTCATAAAAATATCCGTCTGGTAACCCACCAGCAATTGCAGAATGTATGGATCTGGAAATTTTAAAATGTTTGGCTTCATCTTGTTTGAGATGTACCAATTCTTCATCGGTGTAATAGCCTAAATTAGATTCTGATAGAAAATCTCGATATATTTCAAAAGCAAGTCTTTCCCCACAGCACCAGTAATAGGTGACTAAACTCCAATATTCTTTTAGTACGATGTCCGGTGTAGTATTATCTTCAAAATAAACCACTGGTTCAAAAAAGTTTAAAGGATCAGTTTCATCAGTAATGGAGTTTTTAATTTGATCTATTAGGTTCATATGGTATTTATCAAAAATCTAAAGTATCAATGGTGTTTAAGGATACCAAACATCCACTAAAATAGAACTTTTTAATTGGTATTCGGCACCATTCACTAAACTGGCGGAAGAGGTGAGATTCGAACTCACGGTAGAGTCGCCCCTACTTCAGTTTTCAAGACTGACGCCTTAAGCCTCTCGGCCACTCTTCCCGGTAAAAATATTTATAGCAAAAGGACCCCAGGATTTTTCGTCCCAGGGTCTCTTTGTATACACTCTTATTCACGCCGTCATCACATATAATTTTCGTCTACGCTGTGACTGCCAAAACGGCCAGTAATCATTTCAGCATAGTGTACCACTATAAAAATTCACTGTTCTACTGCTGTTTTATTTATACCCGAAAAATTGGTCATACAAAACATCTGCTGATCATGGTACCCGAGGCCGGAATCGAACCGGCACACCTGTTTAGGGTGGCAGATTTTCTTACCACTATAGTTTTCACTACCAATCCTAGGATTGTTTGTGGTCTGGACTATACCTTCATCATAGCGCAACGCCTTAGATGCTCGCCGTCTAGTCTCTACACCTTCCCATTACTGGGCTTGGCTCGGTATTAGCAGGTCAAAGCCTTCACCGAATTTGACGAGTTCTACTCTGGTGGTTTCCCGCCAGGCACTCAAATTTTCAAGTCTGCTGTGTCTACCGATTTCACCACTCGGGCCGTTAACCTTTACTCGCTGACCTGGTCCTCAGTGGCACCATCGTCATCATCAAATGCTTCCTGGAAGTCATGCACGGTGTCTTCCACAAATTCTTCCACTTCGTGTGCGATATCTGACACCAATTCTGCAACATTTTCTGCCACAGCACCAGCAAATTCTCCCACATTTTCCACCACGTCCTGCATCTGCTCCAACAAATTCTTTTTTGGGTCGGTCATGATAAATTTCTCCTCTTCAATTATGGTTCCCCCGGCTGGGATCGAACCAGCACTAACCGGTTTATGAGACCGACGTTTTCACCTATTAAACTACGGGGGAATGATCTTCGCCTTGCACTACTACTTAACTCTCAATAGTATAACTGTCCTGTTTTATTCTGTCAATGGCTTTTTTATCAACCACCAACAATTTATTGGGAAATTGTTGCCACTTGGCATCATCTCTGTCTGTTTTATAACCTTTGACTTCCACATACAACCGTAGACTTTCCAGATAAAAGTCCGGATAATAAGTTCGTTGGCCATTCCACACATAAGGAAACCCCTGTTTTACTCTGACCGGATCGAGGCCTTTGGATTTGGCCCACTTGTAAAATATCAGCTCCCAGCTGCCTTGAAATCTAACCCCATCATACTCAAAACATTTTACTCTGCCCCGATGGATGGGGTTGGTGTAGGATTCGGGATTTTCTCTCACCGCCTTTTGCATAGCCAATGCGTGTTTTAATTTGTTTTCGGGAATTGACCATCTTTTTATATTGGCCAGGCGCGTGGAATTTCTAATTTTATGTTTGGTACCATCAGTCATTATAGCACCGTAAGTATACTGATTTGCACCTTTCTTGCCCCGCATGCCATAAGACGGAACTTTCTTCTGTGCGTGGGGATTTTGCTTACAGTAGAGTTGGTGTTGCGATATACTTTGTGCGGTTTTTTTATGCTCGCCACAAAATTCGCAAACCAGATTGGTTTTTTTAGGTTTCTGCGACCACAAATACCCAGTCTTGCATTGTTTGGAATTGTAATGTATGGGCAGCTGATTGGTTGTCAGAGTATTTTTACACAGGCAACATGAGCACAATAATTTTTTCATACATTTATTTATGCTCTAACCAAATTGACCTAATTGATCTCAGTCTGCTTGTCAACAGATTCCCAAAACTTTTTCTCTACAATTCTGCGCACAACTTTGTGAATGCCCGGGTTGATTTCCAGAATTCTGGGCATGACATCGTGTCTGACCCTGTTACGAGTGTATTTGGTGTCCCAGTTACTGGTATCGTCGTGCCAACTGACCCGATGCCGCTGGCACCACTCAGCCAGACACTGTTTGGTATTGAGCAAGAAAGGTCTGATGACCTGATTGCGCTGATGAGGAATGACCTTGGCTGTGCCGTGACACATGCTCCAGATATAGGTCTCCACACAATCATCCAGATGATGCGCAGTCACCACAGGCAGATCCAGTCGGTCAAATTCCTGATATCGCTGCTCACGCCAGAACTCTTCCCAACTGACATCAGCACTTTTAAGATTGTTGTCAATCAGGCTAACCAGCATGGGAATCTGGTGCTGAGTGCAGTATTCAGCAACCACTCGTTGTCCCAGTGTACTATTCTCAGTGCCGTGATGTACAAAGATCACAGCGACATTGTGCCGTCTGCGTAGGAAATCCAGGGCGGCCATGCTGTCCACACCCCCACTGCAGGCTACATAGATTTCAGCGGGTATCTTACCAAGCAGTCGAATCATCCAATGATTGTACTACCAAAATTATTCAAAGTCAAAAATACTTCGACAGGATTTTTCCGATGGTATCTTAGATAAATACCATATGAATCAAGACACTGTGGATTTTTTTAATCAACACGAAAACCAGTCATTTGTATATCCCCCGCTACCAAACACCACAAGTTTGCAAGAAAAATTTAACTGGGTTATGTTTGAAAGTCGGGCGCCTTGGTTAAAATTGTTGGGGATTGATGCTCCATACCAGGAAATGCTATCTGAGGCACAAAATTTAAAAAATCGATTTGTATTTCACCGAGATGAGGAAGGGTGTCACCGAGGCTGGAGAAGCCTGGCCATACATGGAATCGCCAGTGACAAGACAAACGTTCCTGAGACCTACGGGTTAAATCCCCTTGAGGTAAGTTACTCCTGGACCGACATCCAGGACCATTGTCCAATTACTGTTAATTTTTTTAAAAATAAATTTCCATATAAAAATTATCAGAGATTGAGATTTATGCTATTGGAAGCCGGCGGGTACATTATGCCGCACTCTGATAGTTCGCAGTGTTTTCTTGGTGCCGCAATCAATATATCACTGAACAACCCACCTGGGTGTCGAATGACCACTGTGAATGGCACTGTTCCATTTCTCGATTCGGGATCTGCGATATTTTTTAATAATTATTACAAGCATGCTGTGTGGAACAATAGCAACCAAGATCGTTATCACATCATTGTACACGGTGCCTGGGATGAGAAAATCATGACCATGGTTGTGGACAGTTACCAGTCAGCCGTTAGCTAATCACGACTGATCACTTTTCCACAATTTTCAAGCATATACGATCCAGAAATTTTCAAATCCAGTTGTTGTTCCAGATTCTGAATTTTTTCCCGAGTCCACCGATTTGTTTTAAAAAAGCACAAATAATCCATATTAAAAAGATTGCTGGTCCAGACATAGGACCCCGTCGAGGAGGTGTTGGCCCATGATATCACAGTTCTCAGGCTGGTGTCCTGCAGCAGATCTAGTTGAACAAATTCAACTTTCATTTTTTTATATTTGTCCCAGTGTCTCTTAAAATCCATTGCTGTTATATTTGCACTATCTAATACTCGATTAATATTTGTCCGCAGCGAATCGTTCATAAAATAAATCGGCCTGAGCTCGGGATTAGCAGACGCAAACTGATTGTATACCGATTCAAAGTTAGCCAACTCACCATCCCAATTATCAAACAGATACTGCTGCCAACTTAATGCTGCTGGACTAATATCAAACAAATAAACACTGGTATTGTCAGAAAAATTCTCCTGACCCACAATACAGACAGGCTTAATTCCACTACAAACCCCAATGAAGCAATCAAATTTCATGTCATGAAACGCCTGAATGAAATATAAAATTTCTGTATTGAGCACATAATAACCAATCTGAAGATTTTTTTTCAACTCTCTGACTGATTTAGCAAACCACCACATGGGCCCTTGTGGGTTAGCTGGTTCATGTGATGAGTCAGCAATGAGTTTTCTAATATCTTCTAGGTTGTGTTCGGGGTAGCTATAAAATTTTTTCTGGCGAATCGATGCGGGGACATTGACAATTTTATAGCCTGCTTTAATAAATTCCGACAAAACCCGTATCCCAAAATATCCATGATCACTAGTATAATCAACAAGGTTTTCTGACTTGGGCATGATCCATGATGGTGTGTAGTCATCATGCATGTTGTCTGAACTGCGTTGAGTTTCTTTGGTAGTCATTGTCAGGGTCCCGGCCACCTCTTCAAATCCAGTAAAATTTACCAGTTTATATTTCTGAAGTTCAATGGCAAACCATTGGGGATGTAAATGATAATACCCCCCGCGATCAAGAATATGTCCGGACAATGGAGAGTCATGATCCATGGCATATTGAACAGTTTGCCAGATTATTGATTGGTCTTGTATATTGGTACCAACCGCTATAACAACTGCCCAGTCAAAGTCAAGTTCAGAAACCTGCCGCAGAGTGTCAGAAAGATTTTGGGTTTCATAAAATACGGGAGAAAATTTTCCTTGTAATTTAAAATGTGTCAAGTCCCTGAGATTTTCTCTTATTTCTGAACATGTTTCTGGCAGATTATCGTACAGTATGACTGCAATTTTGTATTTTTCAAAACTCATAGTTAGTCCTCAAAACTGTATTTGGTAATTTCGATCCGGGGGGTTGTGTTCAGATACTCAAAAACTGAATGATCTTGAACCTCACCCACAATACAAAAACCTGTGTGATTTATAATTTGTTCCAATGAATATCCCAGCGTATTCATATCGGACAGATTATCATTAAACCATTTGGTAAGAGCACCGTCTACATCCGGCGGCTGGTTGAGTTCCCACTGATCCACAACACCATTGCCTGTATAAAGTTTCCAACCTGCACTGATATGCTCAATCACTTTACAAGTCTGAGTTAATAAAGAATTGTCTTGGTGTATTGCACAAACCAAGGGCTCTTTCCCCACGTAGGGAAAAGTGAGCACTACTTGTCCTGGCCTGAGTTCTCGGCTGAATTTAATTGGTTCTGGAATCTGACATTTTTCCACAGGTGCTCGAAGATCAAAATTTATCCAGGTCCTGGGAGAAAAATTGTAATCCAAGGGTGCATCTGGTCGCTCCAATGAGTGCAAACAACAATGCATTTCATCTATCAGCTGACGATCTTCGTGTGGTATCCCTTCATACTTTTTAATCCCTGCTATGACTTCAAGATCTTTGTGCATTATATTCAGATTGATCTGGCGAGTATGATAGTGCTCCGGACCGGCCAATAGTTTATACTGGTCCCAATCCAATATATTTCTGGATTTGGCCTCCGCAATCAAGTCTTGAAAATAACCAAGAGTATGATACGAAGAATCATTTATCTGAACAGTTGCGCGTGGTTGTGTTCTAACCGTGTCGGATGTTTGTTTGTAAAAAAGGCAGGCAACTGGGGTATCGTATGTAGTGATGGAGAAATTTACCCGCTGATTTACTTCAATAAAAATTTTAGACATACTATTTTATCGTTTTTGTCTGGGTTCAGAAATTTCAGATTCCTGATTAGAAAATTCTGATGCCCCAGTGGGCCTGATACCTCGCATTGGTCTGTCAATATCAGAAATTTTTTGTTGTATGGCTGTCTGACGTTCCAAGCTATCAGACTGATCAGCTGCGTCTTTTTCCAGAACATCGGCAGATTTGGCATTGTTATACAGAATGTTAAAAACAAAATTGCCATTGCCACCAGTGCTGTAATAGGTTTTCTGGGCCGAAAACTCCACCCCAGTCACAGAAGTGCCGGGATAAACTGATCTGAATCCCTTGATGACAATAGTATCTGCTGTCTGCTGCGCATCAGTGTAAATTTGCACTAATGCTCCGTTGTTGAGAATATCGGACGCAGCCTGGCTAAAATTGGTATTCTTGTTCACATAATCTGCTACTTTGTATGCGATGGCCGCTGTCAGGTGTTCTCTGGGAATGATTCGACTGGGGTCTTTGGCTGATCTTTCTTTATAAAAAGATTCCAACTTGGGGCTGAGTATACCAGTGCCCACAATTTTGTCATCGGCACCATAGTTTTTAAGTTTGGCCACCAGAGGCACATCACTGGCATCAATAATACCAAAGAGCACCGCCAGCTGCAGGGGTGCCATGAAATGCCCCTGATCTTTGACAATTTGCACTATGCTGATTTCTTCTTGATATTGTTTTATAAGTCGTTGGCCAGCCGGAGTCAGACGCAATTCTTCAATGGCATTTAACAAATTTACAGCACTGGCCATGGCACCGGACTTGCCTTTGCTGCTTAATTTAATTTGCTTACCATCGGCATTTGTTAGTAGACTGTCTGACAATCCACCGATTGCCCCAGAATTGAATGTTATGGTGCAGGTATCGAACCCAGCAGTACCAAAAAATATTTTCTCTGCCTCAGCAGCGTTGCCCGACACTGGCTTGCCTTGCACCAGAGCAATGGGCTGTAGCAATTCGCAAAAATAGTCTCTGAATCCTGCAAAATCAATGTCTCCCAGAGGGATCACCACAGGAAAACTGTCAGATTCTATAAAAATCTTGGTGGCCTGTGTAATGGCACTGGTCACACCAAAATTATCTGCCACCTGTTGATATATGCTGGCAGGTGTATTGTTCTCAAATTGAGTTAATATGTCTGAAGGTTTATACCCAACGTGTTCTTTTCGTGCTGCCGATGACTGGTATTGATACCCACCAGGTATAGCATTATTGGGAAAGTTATTCAGAGATGAATTTGGGCTTATCTGTTTGAGATATCTGCCGAAATACAAATCTGCCTGAGTATCGTCATCTGTGAAATGTGCAATACCAAATCCACCCATGCCACGATTGTGCTGATTGGACCATTGTATTTTATCGGAAAACCCCAGTCTGTCAACTGCAGCCTGAAGTTCTTCTGGTGATTGAAATTTCCCCTGGGCAGGGTACCAGATCATGGATTGAAAAGTTATGGTCTTACCAGTGTTGGGCTGAACAAACTGCTCACCAGGAGTTCTGTTGCTTAACCCAACACTTTCAGTTAAAATTTCAATCAATTCGCGCATGATCAGTTATTTATTCAGAGTCGTCCTGATTCTTTTTGGGGGGCTGACGTGCACCAACTGGTTCCAGACCCACCCCCGACACTTTCTTAGTTGCCTGCTTGACGCTGCGTTTGCGTGACTTTTTAATTTCATTAAACACCCCAGCGTCAATGGGCAGCCCAGCCTCGGTTGGAACTTCAGTGGCTGGCATGACATAATCAACAAAGTAATTTTCTCGATCCAACCAGGGATAAAGAATTTCTTCCTGACGTATAAAATTATTCCTGTTGATGGATTCCACCACGGTGGGATTTAGCAGCCCCTGATCTATCAGATCTGCCAGTGAAGTCTTGCTGGGATCCATGGGAGGAATTTCTGATTTATACACTGCCATTTGAATCCAGGTGTCATTATATTGTTTTAACAGATAGGCATCGTTGCAATCGAACCCATTAACAGCCAACATGTATATTAGATTGGTGGGGGTGTAGTGAAAATAACACCCACTGTGTGTGGTGCTGTAATATCGGTTATACTCCACTCCGCTGTGCTGCGGCACAGTGATCACCAGCATGCCATTGACATTCATTTGTTCGTTCCAGACACGCAGCGTTTCCAATGGATTGGTACTGTACTGCAAACTATCGTGTGCCCACATCAGATCAATTTCCACAGGAAAAAGTTGTGGTTCTGAAAAGTCTCGATTTATCTTGGTGATGTTGGACAATTCAGGCACCAGAGCAAGTTTCCTGGCATCAACATCAACCGCAAAACAGTTGTAGTTGTGTGGCACTGGTGGATCGTCTCGAGTTGTGAGTGTTGCCCACCAGGCGATATCCTGACCAGTACCGCAGCCCACGTCTGCAATATTTCGCAAACTATCCATGAAGCTGTCATACTCATAAAGCTGATTTAAAATATGTTGACTGTGTCTCTGATTATCCAATTGTTGAATCCTCCATGCCCGCTGTCCGTAACCTGCATATATGCCCCAGCATATAATTTTTACTTTCTAATCCTTTTAACACACCGAGCCATTTGTTTCTCAGCAATGCCACTTCATTGATAATGGTTTCAAAGTCAATGACTTCATCTTCGCCATCCACATATTTCTCAGCATCTCTGCTGGTCAGTGCACGATTATAGCCTTCTAAATATTTTTGGAAATGCTTGCGCCGTATCTTACGTAGTTGGATATTAAGATAGTTCAGCACCGCTTCAATTTCCTGTAGTTGATTAAAGCGGTGCTCGGTCAGTCCTGGTAAACAAGCCAGACTTTTTTCAATGTTGCCGTAGACGGTGACTTCCCGTTTGGCAGCATCCAATTCCTGTTCATAATACTGAATAAAATCAGGAATGGCCGCCAGGTTGGCCACAACACGGCTGTACCACATTAGTAGTTTTCGTCCTCGTCATCACCGTCGTCGATGAATTCCTCGTCCCCCATGTACTCGTTCACAGCCCGTTCCAACCAACTGTCAACACCGGCCAGGGCACGTAGATCATGCTCAGTGACATCATGATCAGCAATGACACTGATTACGTGGTCAGCTGCAGCTTGTCGATCCTTGCCAGCAATGTATTCCTTGCAGGTCAACCACATCTCGCTAATAACGTCAACTTCTAAACTCATGTTTCTGTATCTCCTGATTCTTCCACCGGGGAAGTACTCTTACTTAGTGAATTGGGATTAGAACTAATTTCTTTCATCACCACGTCCAGGCAACCACCTTCATTGGATTCCCATTCCTTGCGGAACTGTTTGATTTCTGTGCCATCTGATGTCCGATAAATCAGTCGATTGCCTTCCTTGACCAACAAGGACTTGGCTTCCAGCATGTCAGTCAACCCACTGTAGGGGTTCATGCCAGTTTCATAAGGGATCTTGACTTGAACTGATTCAAAAGGTTTGGCATACCGAGTTTTCATAATCTTGCAACTGGCACGAATACCATTTACTTCGGAAGTCTTGTTGCCATCTTCATCTTCTTTGAGTTTGAGCTTGCGCATGGCCACCACAATACTTGAAGCATAGATAAAACCCTGGCCACCTGAAATCTTGTCGTCGGGATCAAACATGTCCTGGCTGGCATAGGTGTGGTTGGTTGCCACCAGACCAATATTCAGACTACCAAACATGTTGACACAGTTTCTGACCAGGGCAGTCAAAGCCTTGGGCTTACGGCCCATGTCACCCTTGAGATCGCCAGATTCAAATTGGTTAACATCTGTGGGGGTCAGCATCATGCCCAGACTGTCCAGAATAAACAGGACCTTGGGACGTTCTTCCAGTGGCAGCAGTCGATACTCTTTGACAAAGTCATTGATGATCTTGGCCACGTCGTCAATCATGGCCACGTTGAGCTTCAACAATCGATCTTCACTGGTGTCAACACCCAGGGCACGTAGCCAGTCTTCATCCAGAGCATTTTCTGTGTCAATCAGAATACAATAGATGTCCTGTTGTTGCGCATTGCGGATCAGGTTACCCGAACAGATGTAACTCTTGCCTGCACCTGATTCGCCAGCAAAAACAGTGACCTTGCCCAGGGGCACACCCTTGTGGAAGTCACCGCTGAGCAGATAATTCAATGTGTAGTTGCCTGTGCTGATCCAGTCAGTGGGATCATTAAACCCAATGCCCAGGCCGTCGATACTTTTGGTAATACTTTTACGAAATTTTGAAATGTCAAAAGGCTTTGCCATGATGGTCCTTATCAAAAAGAATGTGCAGGGGATGACCAGCACCCCCTGCCAGTATACAACTTATTACGCAGTCTTTTGACGATTGCGGATCATTGCCAGAATGTCTTCTGCACGTTGACCACCACCGCTGGGAGTGGTCACTGGCGATGTGGCTGTTGCGGCAGTCTTGACGGGTTCAGCGATGTCTTCATCTGCCACCTCTGCTGGCCCTGAAACGGCGGCTGCTGCAGGTGCGGATGCTGCATTACTGGCCACAGTCACACCACGAGGCTTGTAATAGGCACCCCAACGAT